TTCAGGCTGCATTGCAGTCTCAACTAGACGAAAAACGCCACCCAACAAAAGCCAGCGGCACACCCTGGGCCGAATGAAAAGACCTGACCCGATGATTCCTGGCAAGCCTGGAGCGGAAGACGTTCCAGTGATGAGGAACCGAAGTGCTTGGATTGAAGCTCTGTATAAATATGAAGGTCGTGATGACAAGAATCATCCAATGCACGGTCTTTATACAGGGCTAGCAAAGAAGCACAGCCACACGATGAGCACCGATGGCTAAACCCAACGGCTCATCTGAGGTTGATTTCGTCAAGGGCAAACCAAAGAAAACCCGTCAGGGCAATGGGAAGCATTCCAAACCGTCCCATGGAAGGAAGCCACTTAGAGGCCAAGGCAAGTAAACTCTAAGTGGTTTTGCTTAATTTCATGATCAAATCTTTTTCCTGCGTTGCTGGCGCCCTTGCGTTTGGAGCGTCTGCTGCTGTTGCTGGTCCTTATGTAAACGTTGAGGCGAATGCTGGCTGGGTTGGTTCTGATTATTCAGGCAACGTAACTGACCTGCATGTTGGTTATGAGTACAGCGAAGGCCCTTACAGCGTTTACGCTCAAGGCGGTCCCGCTTTTGTTTCCGTCGATGGCATGGACAGCGAGATGGAATTTTCCGGCAAGCTCGGCGGTTCAGTTGCTGCCTCTGAAGCGGTTTCTGTTTATGCGGAAATCTCCGCTATTACTGGCGACCTAAACAACAACTATGGCGGAAAGCTTGGCGCAAAGTACAATTTTTGATCTATAGTCAGATCGGCTGAGTGTCGAGCTTAGTCAGACAGTGGAGTTTGCCCCTAGTATCCACACACTACTAGGGGTTTTTTCATGCAAAAAGTTTTTAATCTATTGAGCGTCCTGTCGTTTGCAATGTCTGGAGCGTTAGTAGGCACTGGCTTTTACGCCTTTAGCAAGCTGCCAGAATTGAAACAACAGGCAATAGATGAGGCTAAGGCTCTAGTCGGTGAATTAGTGTCTGGAGCGGTGACAGATGCGATGCCGAGCCAGGTCAAAGAACTGATTCCGGCGTTGCCAACTGAAACCGGTCCTGCTTTGCCTTTTTAATGTCAGATCTGATCAACTCTCCGTCCCATTACAACCAAGGTCGCATTGAGGCTATTGAGGTGATTGAGGATGCCGTCCATGATGCTGACGACGTTGTGAGCGGTTATCTGTTGGGCCAAACACTTAAATATTTGTTGAGGATGTGGCACAAGGGCAATGCTCTCCAGGATGCAGGCAAGGCGAGTTGGTATTTGGATCGCTTAATCGCAAAGATGCAAGGCGATGCCTGAAATTCGCACTATTGGGATCAATAGCCTTGAGATTCCAGAGCTGAGAGTCTGGATGACGCCAGGGAGCATAGCCATTCCAGAAGCGCCTCCGGTCACGTTGCAACTAGGCATTCCAATCGTCCAGGTGCCTGGTTGCGTTGAGGCGAATCAGGACAATAACAAGTCTGGAACGTTAATTATTGATGATCCCAGAAGCGCACAAACGTATTGCGATGGGTCGATACCAAGCTTTGATCCGTTGGACTATAGAGCTGAGGATTTAGTTTTTACGCCTAGGGCTGGGTTGCCTTCTGCGGGTTCTGCTGAGGAGCCATTGCCTCCACCGTCGATCACGCCTCCACCTATTAAGCCGGTAGCGAAGGAGGGCAAAAACTTTCGTTGCCCTCCGCTTAGAGCGAAGGAGGTTGGTACGTTGGTTCAAGACGGTCGAAAACGTATATCTGGTTATGAAGTAAAAGAAGATAAATGCGTGACAGTTTATGAAGAAGTGCCTTTAGGTGTTCAGGTTATTGCAGCTGTGCCAAGCTTGCCGCAAGTAACTAAGACCGGATCGATTGCGTTTGTTGCTACTTCGATGGCTATAGCGACTCCATTTCTTATCAAGTTGGTCAAGCCAACGGTTAAGAAGGTGATGAAAAAAGTGCAGAAGATCCTTGCTAAAAAGGCTAAGGTTTTGTCTGTCTCTGAGCGCCAAAAAGCTCAGCGGGCTTTACGGAAGTGATTTTGTGCCTATGGGGCAGCACTTGGCCTGGCTTGGCTTTAAGGATTACGTCAGCACAGACCGAATAGTAGGGAGAACGAGGATGGAACTCAATTCCTTTCTGCTTAAGTTCTCCGCAGTTTTTAAGTCTTGCGATCTCAAAGTCAAGCCGTTTATTGGCAAGATGCTGCTCTTGCAAAGCAATTTGAGCGTCAGCAGCTTCTTTGCATCGAGCCTGCAAGCCTCTGTCAAGAGGAATTGTTAGTTGCAAGGCAAGCCCGCCTGACCAGTTGTTTGAATCTTTCTGGCCCGTTCTTGTTGGCATTGAATAAAGGACGGATCCTGGATTATCCGGTAGCCCATCGTCATTGCGATCAGAAAGATCATATACAGGCTCATCAAAATAAGCCTCGTACGGTAGCTGCCAGGATTGGGAACGATTGACATACGGGCTAAACGTCAGGGTTGGACCTTGGCATTGAATGCCGCCGCCGTAAGTATTTTGAATAGCGTTGCCGTTCATAATTTGAACAGCTTGATTGGTTACCGAGCCAGAGGATGAGGCCGTTGGAGCGGCAGTGGCTGAAACACCGCCAATCGTTTCAGCGTTTACTGGAGCGGAAAGTATTACTGAGAGAAGACCGAGACAGTATCTGTAACCGATTCGATCTCTGTAGTTCTTTGGACAGTGGTCACGTTCGACAGCCCAGGGCCTGAGTAGGTCTCGACAAACTGAAAAGTTGCGCCTGGTGTGCTGATTGACCAATTTGGTTTGGCTCCTGTGTTCAGACCTGTCCATGAATCAACAGTTGTTGTACCTGGGGTCATGCTTGCCCCTGAGTGCTGAATGTTTTGACCAGAAACAGAGTATTGCCAACCGGTAGCAAAATCTTCGCTAACAATAGTTTCCGTGACTTTTGATTTGGTTTCCGTGTGGGAAGTCATTGAGCCACTGCTGAAATTTGGAACAACAGGGACAGCGTGAGCAGCCGGGGCAAGCAAAAGCAAAAGCAATAAGACTCGCATCACTTCACCGTTAGCTCTGTGACAATTTGACCAATGGCTGTTGTGCCAGCCCCTCCGGCGGTAAGAGTCATTGCACTGTCTGAGGCAATTGTTCCGGCAAGCGTGCCAGCAACACCGCCTGAGCTTGTTGTTGTATTGCCAAGCATCGGGAGGGTAGGGGTCACGCCTGATGTGACCGTGGTGACTGAAGGTGTTGCATCTCCTTCAATGAAACTTTCGCTGTAGGAGAAAGCATCTCCTGCTGTGGTTACGCTCCAATCGCCTGGGGTATAGCCGACTGCGCTGCCAGGAGTAAGGCTGCCTAGCGTTGGAGCGGTGCCAAGCGTTACGTTGTTTCCAGAAGTTGACAGGGTGCTGCCAATCCTTGATGCCTGAGACGCTGCACCATCAACGGTCAGCTGAATGCTGGATTGGATTTTGTGAATTATGTCAGCGTGAGCTGTTGGGGCAAAACTCAACGCAATCGCCAGAAGAGCTAGACGTTTCATTTTGTTGAAGGCGCTTTGACAGGTGGTTCAACTTTAGGTGGTGTTTTCTTCTGCTGATTCGCAGATTTACGTTCAATACCAAAACTTGCCATTGCACCCGTTAAAAGGCTTGCCACGAACGTATTATCCATTTTCATTTGAGGGAAAACCCCCAGATAAGAAACGGTTAGCAATGTTGCGCTCCAGATCAAAACAGCGCATTTGACAAGGTCTGCCGTTGAAAACCCGTCTTTCTCTTCATTTTCCTTTGGATCTGCCATGATTGGTTGACGCTATGGGTCGATGGTGGTCGAGGTCTTTGCTGCTGTTGCTGGTGCGTCGATCGGAGTTGCCGGTTTAGGGATTGTTCGCGCTAACGGTCAAAACCAGACAAGCCGGGACTCGTTAGTAAGGCTGACCTCAGCTGTGGATAATCTAGCCACACGAATGAATGTGCTTCATAACGACCTGACGGCAAGAGACCGTGAAATCTTTGGGCGGCTCAGTGATTTGGAGCGGTCAGTTGCTCGACTTGAGGGACATAGCGACCGGAACTAGACTTTGACCAATAGCAGAAGTCCTATGGTCTTTCTCGTTCGTCCAATCCTGTTCTCGTTTCTGAAGAGCAACGCGGTTAAAAAGTTGATCGTTGACTTGTTGAAGGCTTACGCAAAGACAACTGACAACACTGTTGATGATCAGGTTGTTGTTTTTGTTGAGAAAAACCTGTTTCCTGAAAGCAGGGTTGAGAAATGAAAGCTGACCCGGCTTGGGTCTTAGTCAGCGGGTTCTTTATCCTCGGAACCTTGGTTGCCATCGTTATTGGAGGCGGTGGTTTTCTTTTTTTGTCTGGTTACCATGCAGGCTTGTCCCAGCGCCCTGAATGCCCTAAACCGGCGTTAAGGAAATGAATCGCTTTTTTATGGTGCTTACTCTGCTGCCGTTTTTCACGCATTTCAAGCCGGGAGATCCACATCAGCTGGCTGCGATAAAAGAGTTTGAGGATGCTCTGCCTGAAGAGCTACTGAGAGAAGATGCAGCTTGGTTTGAAGCTTGGAAGGCTAGTGGAATAGCGCAGCAGACTCATGTGCCTTACTTTCACCAGCTCGACAACGCTGGCAACGGTTATAGGCAATGTTTTAGCTCTTCCGCTGCGATGGTTGCAGCCTTCAATGGGAAGGTGAAAACTGATGATGAATACAACAAAATTAGAGAACGGTTTGGCGATACAACAAGTATTGAGGCTCAAGTTCGTGCGTTGAGAAGCTTGGGCTTACATGCAGAGTTCAGACAAG